CATGTGCTTGAGAGTATTACCGAGCGCGACTTAACGAAGTGGGACATGATACTTGCAAAACCTGCGTGGGAAGTATTCACGCACATGCAGTACATGAAGGACTATTCCGCAGAACAAAAAAGAATATTTGAACTTTCAAAGCATGGTCACTAACATAAGCTATAACGTAATGATTGACCGCCTGCGAGCTTTCGCGGATGGGCATTATTTGATTAAGAAATTCTCACATGGTCAAATTGACTTGCGCTATCTTGAGAAGGATGCGGATTACTATCCGTGGATGCACGTCATACCCGGCACGATAACACCGCAAGATGGTTTGCGTGAGTATTCTTTTGACATCACGTTTAGCGACCTGACACGCGACAAAGAACACGAAGCCGAATACATACGCGAAGCCATAAGCGACTGCACAAGATTAGCAGAGGATTTGCTCGCTGAAATTAAGAATGGCAATACCTTATTTGACCCACTTGTTCAGAGTGTGGATGGGTCAACCATCACTCCGTTCATTCATGAAGATACACATACGCTAACTGGTGTGACTCTCTCGCTTTCCATTCGCGTGCCGTGGAACTGGTCTGCATGTGACATTCCTGCGGACTATGCACCGGGCGGTTCGGGTTCGGGTGGAAGTGGTGAGGGTGGATGTTGTGTCACGCTTCAGGTGGAAGGGACTGACAACGTGGACCAAACCTTGCTCAATCTTGTGGCAGGCACGAACATGACGATTACTGACAACGGAGATGGGTCGGTTACATTTGATTCAACCGGGGGCGGTGGTGGTGGTGGTGAATTAGTTGCTCTTGAATGGTCAGCGGATCATTTGAGCGCAACTGGGAATGAATATGAAATCGGTGATTTTGTTTGGTACAATGGGGATGTTTATGAGTGCATTGCTACTAATGACTCCATCATACCAACGAACACAACGTATTGGGCGTTAGTAGGTGCAGGCAATCGTTTACGTGAATCGCCAACGGATTGGAATTCGACAAGTGGAGACAATCAAATCTTGAATAAACCAACATTTGCAACGGTTGCGACTACTGGCGATTACAATGATTTATTGAATCTACCATCCATACCGAGTGGCACAGTCACTTCGGTTTCGGCAAGCGTTCCAAATCCCACTAACCCAGCGTTCAGCGTTAACGTGCCAAACTCAACCACTACTCCGAGTGTTGACATTACTGCGAATGGGGTGGTTAGTCAGTACGTCCGAGGCGATGGCAGTCTTGCAAACTTTCCTTTGGGTGGCGGTGGCGGTGCATCGGTCAATTACTATCTGAATGGCTCAATCAGTCAGGGTACAATAAGTGGCAATACTTACTTTCAAATGAGTCGCGTGCCAGTCCTTGGGGGCGGTACAACCTTCACTCGCACGAATGCTCAAGGCAATGGATATATCGCGCAATTCATTACCGATGCAGGAGACCCGAATCTTTTAGCAATCCCGTCAGGGAACTGGAACTTTGAAACATACTTCAACGCATCGACTGGCGGTGGCAATCCGAGTTTTTATATTGAGTTGTACAAGTACGATGGCTCAACCTTTACTCTTATATCTTCAGGTTCTACAAATCCTGAATTGATTACAGGCGGAGCGGTTGTTGATTTATATGTGAGTGCGCTTGCAGTACCGTCAACAACTTTGCTTGCAACTGATAGACTTGCGGTGCGAATTTTTGTAACGACATCGGGTCGCAATATTACCCTGCACACTGAAGATAACAATCTTTGTCAAATAATAACCACGTTCACGACTGGGTTAAATGCTTTGAATGGTTTAACGGCTCAAGTGCAAAATTTCGCAACCGGAACGGCAGGGACGGATTTCGGGATAACTTCAACCGGAAGCACTCACACATTCGATATACCAACGGCAAGCGCAAGCAATCGCGGTTTAATCACACCGAGTGATTATACTGCATTCAGTTCAAACATTTCGCAGCAACGTCTTCAGATATTCGGAGACGCTTCATTCAATAGTGGAACAGTCACAATCAATGCGCCAATAGTTCTCGCTGAAGATAGATATTATTACAACTTGACTCTCGTGAGTGGTGGTTCGATTGACTTGAATGGGTGGCGGTTATTTGTGCAAAATACTTTGGACTTAACCAACGCAGGGACGAATGCCATCCACAATAACGGAACGACTGGTGCAGTAGGTGTTGGTTTCAATGGTGGGACGAATGGTGGAACTGGGAATGGCGGTCGAACCGGGAAAGGAAAAACCGTTTACGGTGGTTTGCAGAATGGAGCATCAGGAACAACTGGTGAATATTTGGGCGGTAATGGTGGGGCAGGCGGTACGGCTGGGGGTAATGGAGTAGCAGGAATCGCTCCCACTGCTGCGACATCGACTGCATTGAGAATTGGTGGTGCAGGTGGTGCAGGTGGTAAGGGTGGTAATGCTGCTTTCACCGGTGGCAATGGTGGTGCAGCGCAAACAAATGCGTCTTCAGTTGCTTTGACTGCTGCCACATCAGTAATCCGCATACCACAAGTCTATGCACTTTACACAATTCAGGCATTAAGTACACCACCCACAGTTGTAACGAATCAAATACATGGTGGGTTGAATGGTGGTGGTGGCGGTGGTGGTTCATCTTCAGCCACAAATTCCGGTATTCAAGGTGGATGCGGTGGTGGTGGGGGTGGAAATACTTTCGTCTTTGCGTATTCAGTTACTGTTGCAGGCACAACAAGTGCAAGTGCTATTGCATCGAATGGGGGCAATGGTGGAACTGGTGCAAATAGCGCAAACAATAACACCGGAGCAGGCGGTGGTGGTGGAGCTGGTGGCGGTGGGTATGTAGTTTTAATCTGCAATTCAATAAGCACTAACGGAGTCACATTCATTTCTGCGAATGGTGGAACCGGTGGAACTGGGGGCAATGCACTTGGAACCGGAATCGGTGGGAATGGTGGATTTGGTGGCAATGGTGGACGAATCACAGTCATCAGAATTAAAGACCAAACCGTTACGCAAGTGGATGGAACTGGTGGAAGCGTAAGCACACCGACAACACCGACAACAATAACTGGTAGTGCTGGTTCATCCGGAGCTACTGCAACTTATACATCATAGACTATGAAAGCAAAATTGATATGTGTTAATTGTGGCACGCAAGTAGGGACAATAGATGCACCTGAAATTCAGGAGGGTATTGAATACGGAATCTTGTGTGCTTGTGGCGGTGAAATAAAACGAGTTTTGGTCGATGAATAAGCAACTCAAAGACTTACTCAACATATTTGGCAAGGACGTTGTTGACCGTGCAAAGAGTAATCTGAAGGTAACGCAGCGCATTAAATATCCGAATGGTAAAAGCTACAATCGGAATCGGTATGCGAGTGGTAGGTTATACAACTCGTTAACTTTCAAATCAAGTGTAGCAGGGGGCAAGCCGTTTATAAAGTTCACCACAAAAAGCGAGGAAACCCAGCAATACGCTGACATCGTTGAATTCGGACGTAGGGCAGGCGCGAAACCACCACCGATTGACCCGATAATTGAATGGATGAAACTTCGCAAGATACGTTTGCGCAACTCAAAGAATGAGTTCATAAAATATAGTGACGAAGCGCAGCGCAATGCAGCGAAACGAATCGCGTATGCAATAGGTCGCAACGGCACACCGGGAATACTTTACTACACAACTGCGATAGAAGAAATACTTGATGAACGCTCACCTGCATTTTTTCAATACTTGAATGAAGCAATTTCATTCGAATTAGATTTAGACGGACGTAATAAAAACAATCAATAATGGCACTCACACAAGTAGATAAACCATATAGCTATACACGAAAGGGGCAACGCTTATACATCGTTTATACTTCCAATAATAGCGCATACACCGGATTCAAATTCGGCTTTGAATTAACCGAGCTTGCAACCGGGAAAACATATCAGGTATTCATTTCACCAGACCTTCAAGGTCGTGGTGTTTTCGACATGTCACCGCTTGTAAACTTGCGCCATCAGGAAGAACCGATTCCGGGGTTTGAGATTCATGCAGACACATGCTATGAAGTTGACGGCAACGGATTCAAGACGTATGACATTGAGATTACCGAGTGGTGGATTGACAATGATGTATTCACGCGAAACACTTCAGAGGGTAGCGCAACGGACACAATCACAAATATGGTTGTGACGAACTCATACTTTCAGCCATACCAAGGATATAAACCTGATACGATTAGCTTGCCAAACTCATGCAATTATTCTTGGGAAGTGCCTATGAATTTCATTTGGACAACCGACCTTGACACAACTGGATGGTATGCGTATTCAGACCGCTTGACTACAACGAGCAGATGGAACAATAGTGCCAATATTCCATTCACAAATCCGCTTCCGTTTTTGATTTATATAGCTTGTCGGTGGGATGATCTCGGATGCTTGACATTCAGCACATCAACTGCACTCACCGGGAATGAATTAGATCGTGTGGAGTTCTACTTTTATACAAGTGCGAATGTGCTAATTAGTTCACCGCAAGTTTTGTTGAATGCAGACGAACCGCTTGTACATGTCGCAGCGTATCCGGGAAGCATCACAGTTCCTGCGAACTGCGATTATTATTTGGTAGTTCCAAGAAATTCATCTGATGATCGTGCAGGCGCGGTGTACGTTTTCTACAATGAGCAAACGATGGGTAATTGGAATCAGAACTGCAATTACACTCCGGTACGATTGGCATGGGTGAACAGTCGCGGTGGGTGGGATTATTGGAACTTTCAATTAAAGAGTGAGCGCACGACACAAATTGAGCGCAAGCAATACAACTCGGTGCTCAAGACTGATTTCGATTATGGTTTTGCAGGCGGTGACCAACCTTTTTATGCAGGCACTCGGATGTTGACTGATAGGTCAAATCTGAACACGACATCTTTGCTTGTGACCAGCGACTGGTTAAGTGAGGGTGAGTTCACTTTCCTGCGTTCACTACTTACATCGAATCAAGTTCAGATAATTGAGAACCAAGACTACGAGAACACCGGATGTTATCGCGTGACTCCGGTAAGCATTGAGCAGACTTCTTTTGTTGAGAAGAAAAGCAACGAGGGTAAGCTCCATAATCTTACATTGAACTTGAAATTTTCACAACCTTATTGGGGACTATAATGCAGAACGAAGTACAACTAATAGTTAGGTCAGGCGTGATTTCGCCTACAATGACATTCACTGACATATATACTCAAGCAGGCAGTCCTTCGGATTATTTTGAATCAGGTGCATTGCCATTAGCTGTAAATTATCCGAATGGCAGCAAGGTTGAGTTCTATAATAATAAGAATGCAAGTGTTGAGTTTACCACGTATGTAGTAAGTACGGACGATATCAACGGACGGGTGTACATCAATCCACCATTTGTACTGGCACCGGACCAAAATGATGGCATCGACATTTATGTCTACGCATTCATTGGAACAAATACTTTCCTTGACCTATACCCGAACGAATCCATCTCGCTTTCCTATCAGTTCACGGACTTAAATAACTTTACGCAGATAGGCACATTCTCGCGTGACTTCAGGATTCCTGCAACGAAGCGAAATGTCGAAGCACTTGGACCGCTTTACGATTACAACTTTGTTGACGATGTTCTTTCCTTCAGTCGCAAGTATGAAGCGGAGTTGAGGGTTGACACTATACCAATCAGTCGCGGTTACTTGCGCATAATGGCAGCATACAAGCAGCAGGATTACTTGAGTGATTTTCAAGTGGCATTCTATTCACAAGCACCGAACTTCGTCAAAGAGATAGGTGAAAAGAAGCTCGCGGATATTACCGACCTGACAACAAAGAATGAGAACGTGGTGCTACCGAATGTAACGGTGCAAAACAGTTTCAGGATATGGGGATTGATTGACCGAGCGACTGGTGGTTTAGCGTTTAGCCAACAAGGTGAAATCAACACACGCAAAATCAATGACATTGCAGGCATTCCACTTTATGCAGGGGATTTGACTCCATGCGTTCGGGCAGATTATTTGCTTACGGAAATATTCAAGGATGCTGGATATGAACTCGATGCCAGCAATCTATTGACCATCATACAAGATTACTATGTTCCGTGGTGCAATACTGAACGCTTAATCTTTGCCCAAAGTGAGCAAGATTATGCGCTACGTGTGAGAAATAATAATGTGTTGAGTGTCACCGGAATTGCAAACTACACGACGTTCCCTTTTGACGTTGAGAATTTTGATTCGGTTAATGCGTTTGACCCATCAACTCAAATCTATACTGCACAAAGTCCTGCATACTATCAATTCAGAATAAGGACAACCGTTAGTAGTGTGTTCAATATGTACGTCGCATTTCGCGCACGCATCACCGATTTATCTTCATTCACTACTGATGTAGTCATCGGTTCATTTTATTCAGGTGATGGTACATACAATTTGGTTTCTTCACCTTTTTTCATGGCTCCGGGTTATACAATGGAAGTTCAATACTTGCATTACCCGGTAAGTTTTGGTGGGTCAGGCACATCAACTTTAACCTTCGATGCGGACCAAACTTTTTTGGAACTTCAAGCAATCACGTTATTGTCAAATGCTGATATTGTTTATCAGTTCAATGCACCGGATGTAAAGCAAATTGATTACGTTTCTGACATCATCAAGATGCACAATCTTGCCATTGTGCCTGACTTGAATATTGAAAACAAGCTGAAGTTAGAACCGATGCAGACCTTTATTGGTAGCGGTGCGACACTTGACTGGACAAAGAAACTTGATATTTCAAAAGATATTGTCATCAAAGGGACTGATGACCTGCGCAAAACAAAATTGACGTTCACTTATTCCGCAGGACAAGACACTTACTCAAAATTGTTTGTTGACCAAGGCAGGATATACGGAGACTACCAACCTGAACCATACACAACTACAGTCACTCAAATACCCAGTTCGTTTGCGACTGGTGAAACATCGGTGAAGCTCGTTGCTCAATCCACTCCTGCCACACAAGTCAATGGCACGAATGTTATATGTCCACGTTTTTGGACTCAAAGCGGTAGCGAACCACCAAAGTTCGCAGCACCAGGACTGCGCTTTTTGTATTATAGCGAGAATGCAGACATTTACATTTATGATGAGGTGAGTGGCTTCGGTGTGACTCAATCTGTACCAACGCTCACGCACTATTCAAACACAAGCGGATTCAATCCTGACTACAACCATGAGGATTTGAACTGGGCACCGGAAACACCTTTGCACGATTACACTGCGAATCCGTTTGACAACTTGTTTACACTTTACTGGCGCGATTATTTGGACACGATTTATTCGGATGATGCGCGAGTTCTTGAAGCGAATTTCGCGCTTGACAACACCGACATCCTATCTCTGAACTTTGGAGATTTTGTGTTTGTGAAAGATGCTTACTGGCGAGTGCTTGAGTTGAGTGATTACAAGATGGGTCAATTTGAAAGTACGAGAGTGAAATTGCTGAAGATGAATCCGGGACAAGCTGCACCACCACGATGCGACTTGAAACCTGACTCGGTGAATCCTGATGGCTCGGTGAACTTTTTGAATTTGGCAGGCAATCCGGTGAGTGCTTCAGAGACATGTTGCCGAGCGTTCAACTATACATGGAGTCAAAACACGAATCTTTGTTTCGCACGTCCAAGCGATAGACCTTCAGTAGGTAAACCCAACAATGACATAACTGGTCGCGGTGAAATAGCAGGAATAAACACGATTTCTGCCGGGTCGGATAACATCAATACAACGGTTGCTTTGGATGCTGGCAGTACATCATTCTCAATCTATGCAGGCAATCAAATAAAAAACACCGGAGAAAACAATAACACCATCGCGGTCGGTGATGTGATAGAACTTAAGGGAGATCATCGTGGCGCAGCGATGTTCGGAAAAGCCGTTGAGAAATACGTTCCGGGTTTTGCCGTTGGTGGCGGTTATCCGCTTGATGACACTACTTACAAAAGTGGAGCGCAGCAGGCAGGATTGACAATTCTATCCGGGCAAGCAAGTTTGGTCGCAAGTCCTGCGGCTATTCCGTTAACTCTTGAGGGTATTGCAGCGAAGTATGTGGAACTGGAGAACGACACACTTTGGTTCTGCGAAATCAGCGTGATACTTACAAATGCGGTATATGCGAACCACTATGCGAAAGCAACTTGCAATATTTGGAAGAATGCTTTGGGTGTTGCGAATGTGGGCGGTATGGCAACGCAATTTGAAGCAGGGAATTTGGGTGTGGGCGGTGCGTTAACTGTGACTTGTGATGTCGCAACGAACCCAGCACAACACCGATTCGGTTTGCAGTTTGCGTGGGTGGGCGGACCTATACCCGGAGTGAGAGCAGCGGTACAAATTAAATACACACAACTACGATGAGAAACGACACAGGACTTACAATGGCACTATTGAAGGCAGGGATGAAGTCTCGCGCTAAAAGTTATTCTATCAGCAGACGAAGGAAAATCGCAAAGACTTCCGTTATCTATTTAGTACATGGTACATCATGGCTACTTGTTTTGTTTGGACTCTATAAAATGATTTGGTAATGGCTGATAAGAATTATGTTGTTTCGTTAACGGTTGACGATTCGGGCGCGGTTGCTGCGGTGAATCAGATGACTACTGCGCTTGACAATGCGGATACAAGCACGAAATCACTCAAGGCGCAGTTGCGTGAAATGCAATCACAACTTGCATCACTTGACCCGAACACCGATGAGTTCAGAAAATTATCAGTTGCAGCAGGTCAAGTCAAAGACCAAATAAAAGATGCAAGCGAGGCGATTAGTGCGCAAGCGGGTCCAGCGTTTGAGACGTTAGGCAATAACGCATCGTTACTCAAACAGCGTTTATTCTCTTTGGATTTTGAGGGTGTTGGTCAATCGGTGAAAGCACTTGCAGGAAACATCAATAACCTGAAGTTCGGTGAAGCATCAAAAGGTCTTGGTTCTTTGACAAGCGGTTTCGGTGCGCTGGGTAAAGCATTATTGACAAATCCTATCTTTTTGATTGGTGGTGTCATTGCTTTGGTAGTGATGAACATCGAAAGTTTAATCAATCGCGTGCCGTTTTTAAGTGCAGCGTTTGAAGTTGTTGGCGATGTTGTTGGTTCAGTTGTGCAAGGATTCAAGGACTTGACTGATTGGATAGGAATCACCGAGAATGCTGCGGTGGATGCTGCAAATGCGAGCATTGACTTACAAGACGAGACGATAAAAAATATTGACCGCAATGCTAAACGTCAGATAGCACTTGCACGGCAGAATGGTCAGGATGCAAATCAAGTAGTAATAGATGCGGAAAATCAAAAATTAGCAACGTATCAAAAAACCATTGACGAAATAAATAAACTCAATGGCACGCTAACTGAAGACCAGTTAAAAGCAAGGCAAGCAGCGAGTGACGCAATCTTTGACATTGAAACTGCACGGATTGAACGTCAAGCGGATATCAATGAAAAGGACATCAGGGAGAAAGAAGCACGTGAACAAAAGGCAGCGGATGAAGCGAAAAAGCGAGCTGAAGATGCAGCAAAAAAAGCGGAGGAACGCAGGCAAAAAGAAATAGAACAACGTGAGTTTGAAGCGCAATTCATTGCTGATTTGTATGCAGAGCAAGATGCCGAAATTGAAGCAAATAATAAAGCACTTGCCGACCGTCTTGCTGCGATATGGAAGAACGCAAATGATTTAAGCCGTGCTGCACAAATAGCACAAGGAGATGAAATTGAAGCGATACAGTTAGAGATTGAGCAACGTCTGGATGAACAAGGAAAATCCGCGCAGGAACTTGAATTACAAAGGTCACGCGACAAATACTTTGAACAAAAAACACTACTTGAACAAGCAGGTCAAGACACAACCGCACTGACCGAACTTTACGAATCAGAGCAAAATACAATCAAAGAAAAATACGCAAAGGAAGAGGAAGCAAGGCAAAGAGAACTAAATAGAAAAAAAGTTCAACTTGCAAGTGATGCCATTGGTGCATTGTCTGCGTTAGATGCTGCCTTTAGTGCCAACAATAAGAAAGGGGCAAGAGCTGCATTCAATCGTAATAAAGCGTACGGTATTGCGCAGGCAGGTATTCAAACTGGGTTAGCCGTTACGGCTGCATTGACCGCAGGAGGTAATCCGATTAAACTTGCAACTGGTACTCAATTTATCGAAGCAGGAATAGCTGCCGCAACCGGTATTGCACAAATAGCAAAAATCGCATCGACAAAATTCAGCGAGTCGGGTGATTCAGGTGGCGGAGGTGGGGGCGGTGTTCCTTCAGTTGGCGCAGGCGGTGGGGGTAATGTGGGGACAGTTCCCACATTCAATGCTCTCAATTTAGGTTTATTGCAAAACCGCCCGGAACAAACACCGAAAGCGTATGTACTTGCGCAAGACGTTAGTAGTGCAGTTGAAGCACGCGACAAAGTCAGAGATTTAGCACGAATAAATTAAAATAAAATGGATAAAAAAAGAATAGTAAAATGTGTGATTGACGAGAACGGTAAACTCGGAATCACGGCAATGGGACTTGTTGACGTTCCTGCCATCGAAGAAAATTGGGTTGCACTCTCAAGCGAGAAAGTAAAGTTGTCAAGCGTGGACAAAGAGCGCAGGATGCTATACGGTGCTGCACTCATACCCGAAAAGTTGATTCTTCGCATTGACCAAAACAATGAAGAATACTACATGAAGTTCGAAAAGGAAACAATCGAAACACTTGCACACAACTTCTACAAAAAGAACCTACACCATACCACGAACCTTCAGCATCAATATCCAGTGAGCGGAGTCACGATTGTGGAATCATGGCTCAAGGAAGGTGATAGCGACAAAAGCATTGCACTCGGATTGAGTGATTTACCTGATGGCACATGGTTTATCGGCGCAAAGGTTGACGATGACAACGTGTGGGAAGAAGTGAAGTCAGGTGCTATTCGTGGATTCAGCATCGAGGGCATGTTCACCGAACAAGTTGTGGAAATGAATCACGTCAGTGTTGAATCGTTACTGATAAAAGAGATAGAGCGAGTTCTCGCTACCATATAAATTCGCACCGCTTTTTGTTGTTAATTGTTTGTTGTTAATGGTTACTGGGAAAACCCTCACAACGGTGGGGGTTTTTTCATTTTCAACTTTTTTTCAACCGCAGTGGGCAAAATCGGAGTTCTTCCGTTATACCCAAAAGAACTTATACAAATGAAATTGAAAGATCAATTACTGGGCATCTTCCAAAAGTTTGGAATTGACCCGAATGCACACGGTGTAAAGTTCGAATCAGAGGTGAAACTTGAAGCCGAAGCACGTCTTGCAGATGGCAACATGATTTACACAAGTGCCGATGTATTCGGTGTTGGTTCGGATTGCTACATGAAGGACGCAGAAGGAAATGTATTTCCGGTTGGAGCTGGTGAATATCCGCTCGAAGATGGAAAGATTCTTACCGTTGGTGAGGATGGCAAAATTACTGAAGTAGAGGAGATGGAAGTTGAAAGTGAAATGAGCAGCGATGACATCATTGCTACAATCAATTCGCTATCACAAAAAATCTCTGACCTTCAGAGCGCACTCGATTCAAAGAACGCTGAACTTTCTGCGGTGAGCGAAGAACTTGCAACGGCAAAGACTGAAGCTACAGTAAGTGCAACTGAACTTGCTGCACTTAAGAAAGCTCCAGCAGCTCCATCGGTAAAAGAAAAGAAAGCAACCTTGTCTGCTTCTGCTCCTGCGAAAGCATGGGGACAAATGACATACCAAGAGCGTGTAATGGCTCAAATTCAAAACATCAAAAAATAATACTATAAAATAAAATGGCTACAACTACTTCTTTAAGTACAACTTACTCGGGTAAGGTTGCAGGTGGATATATCCGCGCTGCATTTATGTCAAACGAAACACTCGCAGGAATCACTGTAAAAGAGAATGTTGACTACAAACAAGTCGTAAGACGTTTGGTAGATGACATCACTTTTGCTGATGCTACTTGCGATTTTACTCCAACTGGAGAAATCACTTTGGATGAAAGAATCCTTGAGATTAAGAAGCTCCAAATCCACCGTCAAATCTGCAAGGGTGATCTCGGTGCAGAGAACGGAAGTTTACTTCAGGACTGGGATGCTCGTGATATCCAAAATGACATTCTGCCTGCTTCATTGACCGATGCTTTGATAGCTACAATCTTGGGCGGTGCTGGTGCAAAGAACGAAGATTTGATATGGAACGGAGATTCAACTAACGCTGGTGAGTACGATGGATTCGTTACTCTTATGGCTGCTGATGGAACTGTTATCAAGCCAACTCCTACCACTATCAACTCAAGCAACGTAATTGCTCAAATCGGTGTTTTGGTTGCTGCTTGCCCACAAGGTGTAAAGGGTGCAACTGAAAAGCCAATCATCTACTTGTCACAAGATATATGGGAAGACTACATGATTGCTAACGCTGGTGCAGGAAACGGATGGTACACTTACGGTGGTCCTGAAATGCCGAAGTCTTATTTCGGTTATCAGATTCACGTTTGTCCCGGTCTTCCTGCTAATCACATGCTGATGGCACAAAAGTCAAACTTGTGGTTCGGAACTAACCTTCTTTCTGACTGGAACGAAGTGAAAGTTCTTGACATGACTGACCTTGATGCTTCTGACAATGTGCGTTTCCGCGCTCGTTTCTTCGCTGGTGTTCAGTACGGTTTCGGTAATGAGATCGTTGCTTACGGAGCAAACTTCTAATAATCAAAAACAATAGGGCGGTGTAATAGCCGCCCTTTAATAAAATACAAATATGAGTTGTAACTTATCCACGGGATTCACACTCGGATGCAACGATAGCATCGGGGGTATCAAGAAAATATACATCGGCAAATTCGACCAATTAACCTACACTATCGGTGGTACTCCGGCTGAAGTTACCGCAGGAAGTGGAACGGTTTATACTTATGAGCCACTTAAAAACTCGGCTTCTGCAACTTTCAATCCGACTGTTTCTTTGGAGAATGGAACGGTGTTCTATACTCACAGCGTTTCATTGAGTTTGAAGAACATCAATGCGAGTAAGCGTGAAGAACTCGAAGCACTTGCCAAAGCACGTGTAGGATTGTTTGTTGAATTGAATAGCGGTAAAATACTTGCTTTCGGAACAACTAACGGAATGTACATGACCGCAGGAACTTTCCAGACCGGAGCTGCATTCGGTGACTTGCAGGGTTATCAGTTGACTTTCACAAGTGATGAGCCAGTTCAACCTTACACGTTGAATGATGCGACCATGACTGCGGCTAATTACACTGTAAGTCCTACAACCGAAGATCAATAACCACAACTAAATCACATTAAAAGGGTGGGCGCACTGCCCACCTTTTTTATATATGGTCTATCTTAACACAAATACTGCGAATCAAACCTTGCGACTTTCACTTGATGAAGCAAGGCAATACTATTCAACTGCGTTCACTGATTATTTGTTAATCATTTCGCATGAGGAAAATAGTAATGTGGGCAATACTATCGCGCAAGTTCCCACCATTGTCAACGAGAATCAGCGTGTAACGACATTGGAAGTTACAACTGTCTCGCTCGAGTTACCGGGTCGCTACCGATACGAGGTATATGGTCAAAATTCAAATAGTAATTTAGACCCAACGGATGCGAGTGTAGTGGGAATATGTGAGCGCGGATACTTATATTTGAACGATTCAGGCATTTACTTTGAAGTGCCGACAATAACTATACAAGACGATATAATCTACAATGGATAACAACATAGTAAACGTCAAGCTGCAAGAATATCAGCCAGTCAGTTCAGTTGAGAAACTTGATCGTGGTGGCTGGGTGGCATTCGGGGTGAACAATTTGTTCCCACAATACTTGCGCGAATTGAGTGAGTCAAGTCCGGTGCATGGTTCGTTGTGCATTTCTATCGGTGACATGATTGCCGGGAAAGGAATCACATCGAATCTTGGTCAGGATAGAGTTGAAGCACTTGACGTTTATGGGCAGTACTACGCAGCATCGCATGACTTCAAAAAGTATGGCGGTTATTTCGTTGAGGTGATTTATTCCAATGATAGAAAGAGCATCGCAAAGCTGCGCCACTTACCATTTGAGGAATGTCGCATTGCGGTTGAAGGTGAAGATGAAGTTATTATCGGGATTTATCACAGTGAGGACTGGGCGAATACACGCAAGAAAAAAAACAGACCGACATTCATTTCAAAGTTCAACCCAAGCATGGCGGCACAAGAGCCATCGCAAGTGCTTTGGAGATTCACTTACACAAGCGGTCAAATCTACCCGAATCCTGATTATTGGAGTGCAGTAAATTACATTGAACTTGAACGTCAGATAGGAATATACCACGTGAATAATATACTCAATGGTTTGTTCCCTTCATTCATCATTTCGTTCTTCAATGGTCAAATCCCACCGGACCAACAATGGGACATGAAGAATGATTGGGAAAGGTTGCTTACTGGCGCACGTAATGCAGGAAAGTTTTTGATGACTTTCAATGAGCGCGACACTCCGAAACCTGACATCACTGCGTTCCCTTTGTCGGATGCGGATAAGCAATACACATTCTTAAGCGAAGAATCTACCAACAAGGTAATGATCGCGCATAGGATTACCACTCCGCTCATCTTTGGTATTCGTACAAACACTGGATTTGGTTCGAATAAAGACGAGATGGCAATCGGTTTAGAAATCTTCAACAATCAGGTAATTGAACCAGCACAAAGGTTAATTATCCGAGGTTTCACCGAGATTTTATCTTTTGAAATACCGAATATTCAACTCACAGTTGTTCCAAACACACCACTTGCATTTCAGCAGGCACAACCAGTTCAACAAAGTGCCGTTTGCGATTGCGACTTAAAAAAAAAAGAATATAAGTTAGCTGAAGGAAGCGATGACTTGAGTGAAAGCGAAGTTGCTGAAGAACTCATTGCGCTCGGTGAGGATTGGGATGAAGACATGATTCTGATTGACACGTATGAAGTTGACTACGATACTGACGATGCAGAAAACCACGACCTTGAAATGATTACTGCTCACGAACTTGCATCCACCGGAACTGCAAACCCAGCGTTCCCAAGTGAACAAGATGAAGTGATTAAAGGTAAACTATTCATGACACGTTACGTCTATCGTGGGGTCTTGAGTGATAACACACGCGAGTTTTGTAGCAAGATGTTGAAGGCAGATAAACTATATCGCAAAGAGGATATAATCGCGATGGGTAATAGAGCGGTGAACAAGGCATGGGGACCGAATGGCGCGAACACTTATGACATTTGGCTTTACAAGGGCGGTGGACATTGCAACCACTTTTGGCAGAAAGCGGTGTTCATGAGTGCGAAAGGTGGCAACATCAATCCACGTGGCAAGGATGCTCAAAGCATTGCGGTGAAGAAAGCGGAAGGCATGGGTTACAAGGTGCGCAATGAAGCACTTGTTGCTAAACTTCCGACTGACATGGACTATCATGGATTCTTACCAACGAATCCGGTATGGGGTGCAAACGGATCAGCATATAAATAAAAATACACTATGGCAGAAGTACTTTTTATATCAGAAAACTACATAAAAAAATACACGCAAGTGAACGGTGCGGTTGACCCGAACCTGCTTTATCCTGCGGTGTATTTGAGTCAAGACAAATATCTTTCACCTTACTTGGGCGATTCACTTTATAGTGAACTCAAAACGCAAATCGCAAACAATACCCTTGCAGGTGATTACCAAACTTTGGTAGATGACTACTGTCGCAAAGTTGTCCTTTGGTGGACAATGGTAGAAGCAATCCCATCACTCACCTACAAGATGGACAACGGCACGTTGGTGCAAAGAACTTCGGAAGATGCTTCGCCAATCAGCGACACGGTCATGAAGGATGCGATTGAGCGTGCAAAATCAAATGCAGAATACTACACTGGCTTACTCGTTGACTACTTGTGCGCGAATAGTTCGTTGTTTCCTGAATACTCAAATAACGTCTGGCCACAACGCTCACCCATCGGTGTAAAGAAGTCAAGTTCAAACTATTTATTTAGCAGTGGCAATAGCGCGATGAACACGCGAGGTCCGGTGTTTTCTAACTTATTGAGCAAACTTCCGTAAACACATACATGAACGAACAACAACTGAAGCAATACAAAAAAGAAACTGAAGCGTTGAGAGCTTACGAGCGTGAGATGCTAAAAAAATTACAAAAGAATGAACCTAAACTTCAACCCGTTCGACGCTGATTTCAGTGAGCCGGGTTTCACATTCCTGAAATCCACGTCACTACTCATGATAGGCACTTTGCTTGAAGGTTTGCAGGGTACACACTTGCCACCAATCGTGATAGAACTGGCAAAAGTTCTTGCCTATCTTGGTGCATCGGTAGCGTTTTTTAAGTTTCTTGGAGCGTTCTTTAGCGGAACACCACATGAGAAGTGATGTTATCACAATAGCGGTTATCGTTGCAGTGTTTTTCCTGCTTGTAATTTATTACGACCATGTGCTTGTAAAGCGGATGTTCAATGCAAGTAAGGAGAGAATCAACAAGATGTATGACAGTGCAAAGGCATTTTTGTTCATTCACTTTGTTGACAACACCACAACCGATTCAGACGATTCAGACATTAACGAAATAAACTAACATGGAAGAACTAACTAATCCCGGAAGCGGTGACTTACTTCGCGAACTTATTTTGATTGTTGCAGGATTGATCATCCGGGCGATTGAAAAAAGAAGGTTGAAGAAATCTTTGGAGAATGCCCAGTCGCAAGGTTGAGGATCTTGTAAAAGAGTTGCAGGAAGCGTGGCGAGTGTCACTTGTTGCTTATGCCACAACGTACCCGGACCTTCCGCAACCGTTCATCACTTGCACTTATCGAAGTCCTGAAGAACAACTGGAGCTGTACGCTCAAGGTCGCACGAAACCGGGCAAGATTGTCACGCAATTAAAGTCAGGCAGCAAGCACAACACGAATCCTTCGCGAGCTTTTGACATTGCTTTCCAAAAAGATGGTCGGTTGCACTGGGATAAAAAGCATTTCATCAGGTTTGCTGCCATCATTAAGTCCATCAATCCTGCGGTGAAGTGGGGCGGTGACTGGAAGAAATTCAAAGACTACCCACATTACGAAATATGAATAGTAAATACCGGACATACTTTGAGATTGTTCTTAATTCGAACAAGGCTGAATCGTATCGCAGTCAACTGATGCGGATACACAACGCAATCAGTCCAGCGAGTTGCACGTTTCGGAGCTTCTACACGAAGTTCAAAATTTACAAGGGGGCGAAAGCGAAGATGAAGTTCAAAGAACAAACTGCTGCGCCTATACCTTCAAACGCATTTAGTTCAATTTTAAGCACACTTAAACCAGACCCGAATCCGTTGAGCTTACCTGCATCACGCGAGTCGGTTTATACGGCTTTTAAGTTGCCTAAAACTGCGAATGATATTTTGTTGCTTTCGGATATTCACGTGCCTTACCACAACATCGAAGCATTAACCCTCGCTTTGAAGTACGGCATTCAGCACAACGTGAATACAATCATTCTCAATGGTGACTTAATTGACTTCTACGCAATCAGTCGCTTTGAGAAAGACCCTCGCAAACGTGATTTAGCGCATGAAGTGAATACATGTAGAGAGTTTCTGACGGTCTTGCGCAAGTTGTTTCCTACGCAGGAAATCTATTTCAAGTGTGGGAATCACGATGTGCGCTTTGAACACTACATAATGAGGCAGGCACCTGACCTTTTAGGACTGGGTGAATACAATCTCCAGTCACTGCTTCAACTTGAACAGCATCGAATCACTTTTATTCCTGATAAACAAATCATTCATGCAGGGCAATTAACAATTCTGCATGGGCATGAGTTAGGTAAGTCGGTATTCAGTCCGGTAAACGTGGCGCGGTCGCTTTATATGAAAGCAAAGGATAACGCTATTTGCGGTCATCACCATCAGACAAGTGAACACACCGAACCTTCTATAAATGGTAAGGTTGTAACGTGTTGGAGTGTTGCCTGTTTGAGCGAGCTTTCACCCGATTACCATCCGGTGGGGAATAAATACACTCATGGTTTTGCTCACATCAAGGTGGATGCGAACGGTGACTTTGAAGTAAACAATCTGCGAATCGTCAAAGGCAAGATTCGTTAACACGTGCCGAGCAAATACCCTCGATGCCCGGTGAGTTGGTAGAGTCGGAGTGAGCAATCGACAAACGCTTCCTCATCAAGCATTCCAATCTCATCATTTTTTAGCAGTGCTTTTCTTTGCTTTCGGAGTCTTGCTATCTCCGCGATTTGTTCCGGGGTGTACATGTTCAATCTTGGTTTTGTAGTGACTAATTAACGCTTGTATTTCGGGTATCGTATAACGCTTCTCAATCGTTTTATCAACGTCTAATTGTTCAACCGCTTCAAGACCTATGCGGTTTATTAATCCGTCTCTATACGCAAGCAAATTGCCATGTCTGAACTGGTTGCATGTAACACATTGACCATGCACGTTCATTTCATTAAACCGCAGATTCGGAGTTGAACCGACCGAGTAGAAGTGCCCAGCATCAAACTTTCCCTTGAGTGGTTTGCCACAACTGATGCAAGGTTTGTGCGCATCGCGTGTGCGGATGAACTTATTGAATACTGCCTGAAGTTTTTTCTTCCATTCTGCAAGGGTAATCAGTTCGGATTTCCTGCGCTTCATTTCGGATTTCTGCGCTTTCTCATTGACTTGCTTTGCATATTCAATGATGCAATCCGGGTTGAGACACGTGGCTTGTAACGAGCTGAATCGTGGCTTGAATTTCTCTTTACAAATCTTGCATTTTCTCACGTCCACTTGATTTGTTCGCACTTCAGATTTGCGAGTATTGTACCCACAATTATTTCGCGCTGAACTTCGGTGGCTTCGGTTTTTAATTCTACCGAGTTTTTGTGTTCTCCGTTGATGGAACGGATAAGTTCAAAGTCCCATTGAATGTTTTCGCTCCCGGCAACACACATTGTAATCGTGCCTGCATGGTATTCAATTCTCTTGTGGGGTTTGGTTTGTACTTGTATCATTGTCTTGTTGTTTGGTTAATTCTTTTTTCATGTCTTCTGCGCCTGCTATATACGCATTGATGAAATACTCGCGCTCCATTTGTAACAAATCTATACAGTAATTTGTTACGTCTTGGTAGATGCTGGCAGCTATTGCCTTGCGGTTTTTGTTTGCCTTACTTGTGTAGTGGGCAATCAGGTTTTCGAGCGGTGTATTCAATTCAATGATGCTTTAATTGGCATGTGTTCACTATTAAGGAAACATGCGGTGAATCTTCCTTTGTCATCTTCAGCAGTTCCGACCTCAACTATCGGTTGGTAGAGCTTCATGCGTTCCTGATTGATCACAACATAAACTGGTGTGTCGGGGTGGAATGCTTCAAGCAGGATGATGAGGTCTTCAACTGTCACAATATTAGAACGGCAAATCTCCTGAATCTTCCTTTCTGAATGCAGGACTTTTTTGCTCACCGGGTTTTTGATATGGTGCTGAAAACTTTATTGAAAGGTATGTTCCCTTCGCACCTTGCTTCACCCATGCAGCAATTTCTTTTTCCACTCCGTTCACTTTGGCTGATCCTCGGTAGTCGGGTTGCTTGTCTCCATCTTGCTTTTTGTTATTGCGAAATAGATTTCCGCTATTGTCTTGTAGTTCGTATGACATAATTCTTTAGGTTTATTAATCTTGTGATGTATGGCTCGCAGCTTGGTAAGTGATGATTGTTTTTTACATGTTCCAAATGAATCCGCAAACAGTGCGCAACGTCCAACACTTTCACATGTGGAGCGGGCTTGTACACTGTCTGCGGAATATCATGCTTTAGTAATTCTTCAACCTCTGCGATAAGTTTTGACACTTGACTTTGGCTCGGTGAGGATGCGCTCACGGATAAAGTCGGCAACGGTTTGTTTTTGTTTTTTTGCAAGGGATGCAATTTTCTTTTTGTCGCTGGTGCTTACTCTTGCACTCACGCGAAGGGTTTTTGTTTTACTCATTTGTCGTTATGTATAGTTTATTATCTACGTGGTTTAGCAATATGGCTACTGACTTTCCGCTTAATTGTTGCAGTCTTCTTATGCGCAATTCAATGGCTTCAATGATTCGTTCGGTTTCATAACTATTTTCGAGAATATCATGAATAATAAGGAAAACATCTTCGCCATTATTCTGCCATTTCAATTCTTCGTCATGCAACTCTTTTACGGATTTCTTCATGGAGTAAATGTAATTCATTTATGACTGCTTCAACTGCTTCAAACAAAGCATCGCAACGCTCAAGCAATTCTGAATCTGACATGGATGTATAGTTCAGTTCTACGTTGTCGGTTGCATGGCTTGTGTAATTCATACCACAATTATAGTAAGTCAATCTTGTATTCCGCGCATAGCTGATACAATTCTTCACGCAATTTTTCCACCACTTCATAAACTTCCGAGGTGTGGCTTTCATACTTGTAAATGCTTCGCATACGCTGGCTGATTTCATTCAGGACGTGTACGGCATCGCTCCCATGTATCGCCTGCATGAACTCTGGTTGTTCTTCAGGCAGGTTGAATATCAGTTGTGCTTTCATGGTGTTTCTTTTTTTTACTTTTTATAGTATAAAACTGAATTGAAAATCATACCTTATCGGGTATTATTCGGGTTAGTGAATGACTTATCATACCTTATCGGGTGTCATTGCTCACCTCCTTTGTATGTTTCGTTGTAGTATTTTTTGCAAAAGGTTTCGGCAACTTCTCGTTTTTCCAAATAAGCAGCGTCACAAGGAATGTCATTCAATTTGTGAAACATATCCATTTGCGCATCCTTAATTTGACTGCGCTCCATTTGAATCGCTTGCTGGAATGCTTCGTATGCGTCTTTGCCTTCGGTTGTGAATGAGCCGATGTGACCAGTGTCACCGTAGATTTGTTTGAATAGAAATTCAACTGCCGTTTGTTTTTTCATTGGTTTGTTTTTTGTTTGTTTCGCTTATCGATGAGTTGTAGGCAATGCGCCCTAAGAAAACTCTTTGCCACAAATTTTGCATCGTAACATATTTGAACCTATGTACTCCCTTTTGTCTCTCGGATGGGCGCACTGTTCGCTTCGCCCTACAACATCGGCTATACGCAATTTTTTAAAAAGGGCTTCTGCTCCGTTTAAAAATTGTTCTATTGCATATTCTCCCTCGTAGGCAGCATCATACATACTTTCTGCTTCTTTGCGTAACTCACGCATTATAGCACTTTTATTTACCTCTGTCTTTAGCTTTATCATATCTAATCTTTTTAAAAAAATTCGTATAGCCGTTTACCGTTATAAGCAAGTGCTACATTTCGTTTCCAAAGAGAGTTCCTGCTTGTAAATATTTTTCTTTTCTTTTTTCTTCCCACGCTTTTTTTATTCGTTCTTCAATAATTTCACAGTATTCAAAAGATATTTCACTGCCTATCCAATTACGGTTATTTAAGATGCTCATTTTAGCGGTTGTTCCGCTTCCCATAAAAGGGTCATAAACTAAATCATTTTCATTGCTCCAAGTTATAATTTGGTCTAAACATAACTGTTCTGGAAACATTGCAGGATGTTCAAATGCTATCTTATCAGCAATATGACCACCAATAGAGTAACTAAATATATTTATTGCTTTCTTTAATTCATTTGCTTTTCTAATGTTAGTTTTCATACTGCCATCTTTTTGCCTATATTTTCCGCTTTCAATTTTAACCCTTGCTTTTTCTACCATTATTGGATTAAATGTTTTTGGCTTACCCTTACTTAATACAAAAATATACTCAAACACATTATCATATCTTTTCGCATTTATTGGTTTGTAGTTTAGTTTGTGATATATATTTGTATCAACATTAAATCCAATCTCCTTAAAGTAAATAGATTGCTTGAAAGATGTTAATGTTTCACATCCATCAATTGTAGCATCTCCAACAACCCAAACCACAACACCACCTTGTTTTGTTACTCTGAATAATTCTTTGGCAATATCTTCAAATGGAAATGAATACCCCTTGTAATCTCTTAAATTATCGTAAGGTGGACTTGTTACCGTTAAATCCACAAAGCAATCAGGCATCTTTGCCATTGTTTCTAAATTGCTTTCATTATAATTCTTATTTATCTCAATCATATTTTTTTAATTTTTCAAATTAACATTTGCCATCTCACAAAAAAGAAAAGAAAAAGTGTTCATCTTTCAAATCAAGTTCTGTGCTATAATACCGCACCAGCTTATAACAGCGTGTATAAAAAATGGCGGGTTCAGTTTTATATTCAACATTAATTTTTCAAATCAAGTGTAGTGCTGTATTGAAAGTTTCGGTTTCAAATTCCGCCACTTCTTATACACGCAAAACGTTATGATTCATTGATTATCTTCTTCAGGTACACCGCAAGGTCAAGTGCTTCTTCGTATGCGTGCTGAAGCCATTCTTTTGTGGTTAGGTCTTTGCGGTCAACTGTCGTGCCGTACTTACTCAATCCACGTTCCTCACGGACTTTCAGTTCAGCAATGACCAGTTGAAGGATTGTGCTGGGTTGCTTCATATCTCACCTTGGTTTTTCATTTCTTCACCATACCGAATCATGCGGTAGGTATCAAAGTCCATCTCTTTTCCCTCGTACACTGCGAACCGATTCATCCCACGCAGCTTGTCGTATTCTGCTATCACTTGTTTTTCAAATGGTGACAACTTCGACTCATAGCTTTCCGGTTTCTTGCGCTTTGTTTTAGTGGCAAGTTCGTCAATCAGTTTTTTCATTGCACCGTTAAAGCTCTCGGTACTCATGACCTCTTTGGCTTCTTGTTTATTCCTTTCCATTTGTTCACGTACAATTATTTCAGTTCTTTCGATATCGTATGCTCTCAACCATTCCATGATCACTGCTCCATCCAGTCGGTTGTATATCTTTCCGTACTTCCCGGACATTGCACCGCGAAAGCACTTGCGGAAATCATCAGGACTAAAGTAGTAGAAAGTTTCTTCGATTAACTCGGTTGTCATTTCCACTTGGTAGGGTGTCATGATTCGCTCCAAGCTAAAGTAGGTTTGCAACTGGTCTATTGAATTGGTGAGAATGCGTCTCACTGATTCAACACCTTCATGTTTTTTGATGTAGGCTAAACTCTTACAACTTGAAGTAGTTGGGATCATTAGCCCTGCGGTACTCGATTTCGCTAACTCGTTGCTCATTGTCGTTTGTTTTTGTGGGTTTATTATTATTCATCCAATTTCGTGCAGTTGCATGCCAGTCCTTCATGGAATTTCTACCGACTTTCCAACCGTTGCTTGTGTAATAGTCAAAAAACTTTTGTGCTTCAAGAACAACCTTTGACTGTTGCCACTTGTTGCCAGCTTGAAAATTAAGTTCACTCATGTAATTCAAAACATCTATTGGTTCAGGTTTTTTGAACTTTCCACTTTCAACTTTAATTACATTTCTATTTTCATTTTCATTTTCATTTTCCATATGTTGAACATATGATGAAGATATGTTATTTGGAATATTTGGTTTACAAGTATTGATTTTCTTACGATTGTTGCGCCTACTCTCCGCATATGCAGCACGCTTTTTTACTTCTTCCAGCAATCTTTCATTCGCAAAGTTGCCATCGTCTTGTAATTTGAACTTGCTTTTGATTGCGTTATGAATGTCATGTGATGAACATATCTTAATCATATGTTTTTCACTTAATGTTCCTTTTGATGCCTGATGACATAGGCAGCGGATGTAAGCACCGACTTCTTCATTACTGAAGTCATCAGTACCTACGAGGAAATCTTGATAGTAAAATAAAAATGCTGGGTCTTTAGCCATATCAAATACCCACCATCACATGCAAAGGCGAACCCTCGACCGACTGGTCTATGGCAATGCAGTGATGATGGGATTTAATTTCTAATTTCATAAGGGTTCGCTTGACAAAAATACAATTATCTCAAAAGCATTAAAGCCATAGTGACCAAAGTTGTAAACATTGAAATCACTGCGAGATACATCCACACGTTCGGCTCTTTCTCTTTCTTTACAATTTTCTTTACAACTGGTTGCGGTAAAGATTGTTTTACTTTCACATCCGCTTGAGCAACCGCAATTTTATTTAATAGGAATTTAGCATCATGTATAGTCGGAGCATCATGTTTCAGATACACATATTGCCCATCAATTTTCCTTATGTAGTTGTATTGTTTCAATAATGTACCAACATTGTGGTTGATATTGTGATAATCGCAGAAATTACGCATGCTTGTAATAACTTGTGACTTGGAATAAAGATGCCACAAGGCATTCAAGTAGCGTTGAGCTGCATCTTTCCTAACTGTTTTTGTTCTCATTGGTTTGATTATTTAAGGTTAGTGTTTAACATCCATTGATTGAGTATTGAATCTCGGTAGTGCTTTGCTTTCTCCATAATGTCACACGCGAGCTGCATGTCTTCAGGAACTGCATAACATATTGCCCAGTGCAATCTCCGGTGTTCGGGTTGACGTGGGTCGAAGGAAGCGAATATCCAAGCACCCAGTCCATAGGTGAGCATGTTCATTTGCACTTGCCAATAGTAGTCGCTATTGATCCGCTTCAAATCTGCTTCGCTTTGGATCTGCCAATGGTGGTAATGGTTTATCGGGTTAAACGGACACTTAATCTCAACACCGACTTTCGTTTCATTCAGTTCCATGAACGCATCGGGTGAAGCACCGGAATAGGAATTGAACAACTTGAAACCGGGGCGAAGGTTTGTTTTTTCATCGGGGCAACCGATTGCCTTCTGAAGTTCCAGCAGGGCGGTTTCTTCCCACTCATTACCGTGGTCAATCGCTGCGCCACTTGCTCCATCCTGCGCTTGTCCGGTGACAATCTCCATGACTTTGGATAGGATGTAGGTTTCAGCGGTCTTTGACCATTCGCCTAATTCCTTTGCTTTCTTTGTTTTGGGTTGCACGAATAGGTCTCCGAGTCTTGACCCGGTAAATTTCCCGAGTCGTGCAGTATCCCATGCCGTGTTTTGCTTGACTGATTCAATCAGTTCATTGAAATAATTACTCATTGTTTCTTTGGTTTAACAGGGTAAATATATGCTGCTTTTGTGGTTCGGTAATCAAGTCACCAAGTTGCTCAATGCCATTGCGTATTTCAAACTCATCCACTCCCAGCTTGATGTCGTTCTCAATCTTTTTCATGGTAGCTTCAGGCAGTTGCAATTTATACGGCTGATACACATCCTGAATTTGGCGGTTCAAGTCACGTCCGAAAATCTTTCCGAGTGATTGTGCTGCGTTCTTTACGCATTCGCTTTTCAGTTTCCCTGCTGCAAGATCAAGCGCATTTGATTTCTTGTTGTCCGGATTCAATGCCCAGCGATTCCTCTCAACGCTGGTGAGATTGTCCGGTGCTTTGTCCACCATGATGACAATGGAAGCGGACCCGGTGCGTGTGATGACTTCATTCGTGATGGGGTGCATGACTTCGAGTGTAATGCTGCCCATGATTTCATTGCCTATCTGCGACCATTGAAAGTTCTTTGTTGACCAACGACCGAAATAAAGCTCATCGAGTGTCATCTCAACGTGGCTGATTGTAACTGTGTGCGCGCGTTTGTCAGGTGTTGGCGAAATACTTTCGGGTGAAGGTTCGCGGTTTAGGTACTTCTGAAATTTTTGGAGTGAGTCCATTAAGTTAGTTTCCATAACTGTTTAGCTTTTTGGTTAGTGTATCAATGAATAATTGGTAGTTGTGTTCACCGAATTCGGCAGCAAGTACGATTGCAACGGCTTGAGCAAATGTCTCAACGTGCATGCTATCCTCTATTTGTTTCATGTGCATGTCAATGTATGCTGCGAGTTTCTTTTCGTTCATGACAGTTGTGTTTCAGAGTTAAACATCATCACATCAGTAGCTTCCCTGACCGCTTGCCGTGCGATTAAACGGAGCAAGCGTTCGAACTCGGGACGTGAGTCCATCGAAAGCACTACATTGGATTGAAGCTTTAAGTAAGCCTGAATCCGGTCATCAGTTCCTTTGAATTGTTTCATGTTATATGGTTTTATTTTTTGCAATATGGGCACTTGTCGCGGTCAGCCATTACGATGTTGTCATCGATGTCGGAGCAGAGTTCTTTAACTGAAGACTCAAAGTCGGACATAAACCTTTGCAGACACTTCTCAACATCGCTGGCGGTACGTGCATCGCGATACTTCAAGGTAGTTTCAACCGCTTCTTTTGCAGCGGCTTTGATGTACTTGCGTACGTTGTCAATGTCGGTGGCGAATTGTCTGAACATGTGAGCGGAATCAATCAATGATGCGTTCTCAAGTTGTTCGGGGTTAGAGCAGATGCACTGCTCATTGTTGTGGGGGGAATGTAAATTTTGCATTTTGCTTTTTGTTTTTTGTTACGGCACAAAGATATATTCACAATTTTCTATTGTGCAAGAAAAAATCATAAAATATTTTTAGTGCTTGAATATCAGCACTTTAGACGTAGGAATATTTTCCGTAATTGGGCACAAGTTCGAAATACATCCGCATCATGATCGCGTCAGCATAGTCTGGAGATATGCCGTGGAGTGCTTTGATTTCGTCTTTACCGGTGACGGACAACTTTCCATCGGCTTCGGGTCGCTTCCTGCGAATCATGTCAAGTTCCTTGGTAATGATTTCGCGCTTTGGTATTGGGAAAATCACCTTGCCTTGCTCAATTAACTCTGCGAGCTTGTAGTAGCATTCGGCTTTTTGATTGATGTATGTTTCGGGTTTGGTGGCACGCTTCTGATTCTGAAACCCTCGGCACTTGAGATAGTCAACCGCACCGCTGCCCAGTCCATCCTCATCCGCGATCACATTCGATAGCTTCACCGAATACTTACCAATCAATCCTCGCATGTACTGGACCACTTCGTCAATCCGTTTCTTGTGCAGTTCGTGTGTCTCAATTAGCTGAAGTCCTCTCCACACGCAAATGATGGTCCGGTCTTTTCCGAGTCGCGCAATATCCGCACTGATAAACATTTCTCCGGTTCCAAGTTCTTCGCGAAAGCAACGGAGCAAATCATCATACTTAAATAACCAGTCAATGCTTTCATCAAAGTCCCAATCTCCATGAAGTAATCTTTTGCGGTCTGCTTCCGGTAAACTTGCAAGTGTTTGCAGATAGCTTTCAGGTAGGTGCGGATTGTCACCGGGTAATGCCTGCACGAAAGCATACATAGGTTTCAAACTTTCGGTTCGCCATGGATCATAGAACTCATTGTAAAGCCATCCTTTGGACGGATTGCATGTAAGTAGTGCTTTCGGTTGCAGATTGAATTCATTTAGCTTAAAACGAACGCGAGAGCGCAGCACATCAATGGCTTTCTTTGTGACTTGACTAACCTCGTCCACGTAAAAGTCAGTAAGCTCCAAACCACCGAGCGAATCAAACACCGGGTCCGATGGGTATTGAAACAAATCTTTCAGAATGATTTCGGATTTGTTGAAGAACGTGATTACATTGGTACTACCATTTAACTCATAGTCACGACCGGTACGAAGGTTCATCATGCCTGCAACTTCAAAGAATGTCTTGACGGTTGTTTTTTTGAGCGTGTCAAGTTTAGACCTACCAATTAACCCACGCGAGCCAGCGTAATGAAGCCGTCTCATGATCTGCCAAGCGCATCCGGTGAATGACTTCGACCCTCCAGCTGCTCCACCATAAAGAACTATTTGTGCAGGGGAGTCAGTTGAAAGAGCTTTGAAGCATTCGATTTGTTTTGGCAGGTAGGTAATCATGCAAGGGCAAGACGGTTGCTTTCTCTCACCGCTATTACTTCAGCGTAACTATCTTCAAGTTTTTGGATTTGCGTGACTACTGGTTCGAAGCGATTCATGTCAACGCACATTTGCTTAATTGTGTCAAGGTCTTTGCGCAAGACGTGGTCGTAACAATACGAGTTCATAATTTTGCGGTATGCGTGAATCATGGTTGAGTGGTCTTTACGTGGTGTGAACTTTGCACCGATTTCAGATAGTGGGCAAAGGTGAGCAATACCCATGAATTGAGTTCTCATCAGGAAAATCAGAATGGAGCGAGCGTAAACGAAATTCGCGTGCCGTGTGTAGCTGCTCAAGACGTGATTGCATCCAGTGACTGCGCCAACCATTGCTTCAAATTCAGGCACTACCTTTTCCACAATGTAATCGTCTCCGATTATTTCTGCTACACGCTGACGCGATTCATTGTAGGACATGATTCGGTGCGCTTCATTCATAATTGCTTTGTGCAGGAAGTCTCTGACCTCTTGCTTTAACACGAATGCAGCATCACTAACGGTGCGCATTTCACTTGGTGTCAGGGTGATTAAGGATTTACCCTCGGTGTTGAATACTTTGCTCATGATTATTTGTTTTTGTTAATTAAATTTCGCGCAAAATAGAAACAAGTTTTGCACACAACAAAAAAAAGTGAATGAATGTCTCGAAATCGCGGTCAAAGAAGGACTCCCGATGTGGACGAAATTCGCTTTTACCCTCACAAGAAACCAAACGAACGCGAAGGACTTGGTCAGCGAAGCACTGGTTAAGATACTTGAGAACCAAAGGGATAAAGCCGAAGAACTCGCTTGCGAAAATCGGTTACTTTCATACGTACACCGGGCAATTTACCTCATGGCAATCGATGACTCGTCAAGATATGGAATGAAGTACATGCAGTTCGCCCAAAGGTGGAATGAGAATGACGATGCTTTTGAATACGAACCTGAAAAACCATGGCTGGGTTCTCGACTTGACAATGAACTGCTCGACACATACATTCAAATCATGCCTGAACGCGATGCAATACTTTTGCGTTTATACATGCTGGATGGCTTCGATTACAAGGACTTGAGCGACAAGACTCACATACCAATAAAAAGACTCTACAAATACATAAGCAACGCACTAAAAAAAATCAGAAACGATGTTCACCGTACCACCAGCCATCCGAGACAGTCGAATGAAGACTTGTCAGGAATGTAAGCACTACCGGAAAACCACAATGAGTTGTGGAACTTTGATTGTAGGCGAAAATGTACCTGAAGAAAACGAGTTCAGCTACCGAAAAAAGAAAGTAAGGTTGTGTGGATGCGTGATGCCAGTTAAAACAAAGCTGATGTTCGCCAAGTGTCCATTGAATAAATGGGATAGCTTCAGACTTTCCAAAGAAGAAATTGCAGAACTTCGAGAATTTGTGGGCGGTTTGCCGTTATCTACATTGAGCAGGGAACAAGTGAAAAGATTATACGAGATGAAAAGCAAGTTGACCGGACGGCGCGAGCAACCATCCACATGCGGTTCGTGTGTTGCTTCACTCATAAAGGAATTCAAGAAACAATTAGAACTACTTGACTGATGCCAATACCTACACCAACCAAAGACGAAAAGAAAGATGTGTTCATAGGTCGCTGCATGGCAGATGACGTTATGATAAAAGAATACACCGAACCAGCACAGCGATATGCGGTTTGCAGTGCGCAACTTAAATCACTCAACACGTCTGAAGGAGAAGAATGATAACCACAATTAAAATATCGGACATCAAACCAAATCCGAATAACCCACGTCAAATCAAAGACGATAAATTCAAAAAGTTAGTGCAGTCGATTAAGGACTTTCCTGAAATGCTTTCATTGCGTCCTATCGTAGTGAATGATGAAATGGTTGTTCTCGGTGGCAATATGAGACTAAAAGCTTGCAAGGAAGCAGGATTAAAGGAAGTGCCAATAATTAAGGCAAGCGAATTAACTGAAGACCAGCAGCGCGAATTTATTATTAAAGACAATGTTGGTTTCGGTGAGTGGGATTGGGATAGTCTTGCGAATGAGTGGGATGCTGAACAACTCGGAGAATGGGGTTTGGACTTGCCTGTAAACTTTGGAACTGAACTTGAAGCAGAAGAAGATGATTTTGAAGTTTCTGAAGGTGGAATTGAAACGGATATTGTTTTAGGGGATTTGTTTGAGATAGGTGAGCATCGTTTGCTTTGTGGGGATAGTACGGATAGCGACCAAGTTGCTAAATTAATGAACGGACAAAAAGCGGATATGGTATTTACCGACCCGCCTTACGGAATTTCCTATAAGAGTAACTGGGCATCTAAAGAAAGAGAACGATTTAACGAAATTCAAAATGACGATGTAATTTTAGATATATTACCTTCAATTATATTAATATCAAAAAACAACATTCATTGGTATATTTGGACATCGCATCAAGTTTATCCAATTTGGCGTGAAAAGTTTAATGAATATTATAAAAGCACAATTATTTGGAGTAAAAAATCGGGCGCAATGGGTGACTTGACGGGTGATTATGTTGTAAATTACGAGATGTCTTTGTTTTGCCATTATGGAAGAAAAACTTTGAATGGTAAAAGAGAAAGTGCTGTATGGGAGTTGACAAGGGATAGTGGTATTGAGTATGAACACCCTACACAAAAGCCTATAACATTAGCAGAAAAAGCAATAAATAATTCAAGTAAAGAAAATGATTTAGTTTTTGATTTATTTTTAGGTAGTGGCTCAACAATGGTAGCAGCACATCAACTTAAACGCAAATGCTACGGCATGGAACTTGACCCGAAGTACTGCCAAGTGATAGTTGATAGGATGCTGAAACTTGACCCGACTTTGGAAATCAAACGCAATGGTGTATCAATGACAAAACAGTGAACTCATGGCAAACGAACAAAACTTAAAACCATTTCAAAAAGGGCAATCAGGCAACCCGAAAGGCAGACCAAAGAAACCTGACATTGACCAATATTTAATTGACGCATTGAATGATGAAAGGAACGGCATTAAGGCAATCGAAGCTATCATAAAAACACTCATTGCGAAAGCGGTTAAAGGTGATGTGAGAGCAGCGCAGGAATTACTTGATAGGCTTTACGGTAAGAGTAGTCAACGAATAACTCATGCAGGCGATACAAATGACCCTGTGGTAATTAACATTCACGGCAATATATGAAACAATACCACGTTCCGAAATCAGTCGAGGGCATAACCTTGAAGCAATACGTTCAGTTCTATACTGCGAAGACCGACATTGAAAAGGTAGCAGCAGCAATCGGCAAGCCAGTCAGCGAAGCGGAGAAACTACAAGTGAGTGCGATTCAGACGATACTTGAACTATTCACCGAAGCGTGTCAGACCGGGAGCAGCAGGCATGAACAAACTTTTTTTGATGGGGCGATTCGGCTTGGTTTCATTCCTGACTTGAACATGCTTTCGTTCAAAGAGTATGTCGACATTGACTCCTTCACTACCCTGATCTACAAGCAGCCAGTCGAAGTTGAGAACTACAAATACTTCATTGACTTATTCGCGGTTCTATTCCGCCCGGTGAAAGAAGTCTGGGGCAAGCACTACGAACTTGAGCCATACGATAGTGGCAAGGTTGCGCACTACCGAGATTGCATTGAGCGAATCACGATGGACCGGGTAAACGGTGCTTTGGTTTTTTTTTCGACTATCGCAAACGAACTCATGCAAGATTCGTTGACTTATTTGGAGAATCAAATGAGGACAGCGATGGAGGAAATTGGGGGTTAAATCCGTTATCTAATTACGGGTGGCTTCATGTGCTTGAGAGTATTACCGAGCGCGACTTAACGAAGTGGGACATGATACTTGCAAAACCTGCGTGGGAAGTATTCACGCACATGCAGTACATGAAGGACTATTCCGCAGAACAAAAAAGA